GAAATTCTGACCGTAGCCGACGCGAGCCAATTGATCGGACTTCCTGTAACAGCAATCCGGGCAGGGATTGTGTACGGATGGTTGCCAATTGGAGTGGCTGTGCAGAATAACAAGCCAGCAAAAAGCCTTTCCGGTGGACGAATTACATACATCATAAGCCCTAGGAAAGTTTATGAAGTAACTGGTCATGTCTGGAAAGGCAAAGCTGCTCTTAATAAGTAGGTGCTCCGGAGGGAGCTGGAACCTCCACCCCGGAGCTTGCATCTACTAAATCGCGCTTAGTAGATACAGGTTAATTATAAGCCTCTATCTGCTAATTGTAAAGACAAATAAGAAAAAATAAGGAGAAATTAGCACGATATGAGTGAAATTAGAAACGAAAATCAGCTAACATGGGCTGACATCGAAGTAGCACTTGCGACTGAAATTGTCGAAGAAAGCAAGAAAAAGTCAAAAAGATGGTTCACAGCATGGGTTGTGACGGCTGCCGCACTGGTGGCAAGCAACCTTGCGTGGATTGCAGGAGAAATGAAATAAAATGAAAGAATATATGTTGATCGCCGTATGCATGCTCGCCGGGAAATATGTGGATATACCTATCTGGCTAAACATCTTTTTCGGTATCTCGGCAGCATGGGCGGTGCGCCAGATGAAAACAGACTGGCAGTAGGAAATAAGGAGGATAAGAAGATGTTTGAGAAAGAGATTGATGAAATTTATGAACTTTGTAAAAGAGTTGTGAACGAAGTTCCGACAGCAAATATCACCTTTGATTTTTCGGGCTACGGTTTGGGAGTAAGAGGGGTTAAAAGGGAAGAAGATGTTCTCCTTCTCAAAGACAAATTTGAATGGGATTTGTACCAAAACGTATCTTTTAACCCATTTTATGAGAAGGAAAGTCGTGAAAGCCTCAGAATAATCAAAGCTTTCTTGTTAGAACTTCTGATAGATGGGAAGTGTCCAAATGAGTAAACAGATAGCAATTATGAAACTTCTTCCCAGTCTGGAGATAGCAGGATGTATTAATGAACTGCTCAGAGAGCTTCAATCCAGAGGTGATTACATTCTGGATTATGAAAACTGCGACATGTCTCTTGACCATGTGGAATACCACAAAGCCGAAGATATCGACGGAGAGAAGTTCGGGGATGCATCAGATAACCTTTATTGTTTCTTTAAGGCGGTGTAAGTATGGACGAACGCATTCAAGAAGTATTGAGATTAATCGACATACAGCTTGCTACAGTCCCGGACAATCCCATTGAAGAATCATATAAAGCAAGAACATTGGCAAGCTATGTACAGGCTCTAAATGGGATTTTAACGGCTCAGAAATCATATAAGGAGGAAAGTATCAGTGAGTGAATTTGAAATCCGTATTCCGGCGAGAAAGAAACAACCGGCAACTGATAAGGATAACCCTGTCGTGAAAGTTTCAACAGACGCTTACAATGCACTGGTTGAAATTTATAACGAATCAACCTTATCAATGAAAGATATTGCAAGTTTGCTGATTATCGAGGGCAGTAAACATGTAGTTTATGACAAGGAGGAATAGCAATGGCAACACCCGTATTAATTATTGGAAAATCTGGTTCTGGCAAGAGTACCAGTCTTAGGAACTGCCAGAATGAACACTGGAATCTTATTAGAGTATTGAATAAACCGCTTCCGTTTAAAGGAAAGATTGACGGATGGTTTACAGATGATTACCAGCAGGTAATGAAGTGCCTGATCGCATCAAAAGCAGAGTCTATCGTAATTGATGATGCAGGATATCTTATTACGAATCATTTCATGAAGGGGCACGCTTCTGCTGGAAAAGGTAATGCAGTGTTCGCTCTGTACAATGATATCGGAGACTACTTCTGGAATCTTATTCAGTTCATTGTAACAAAAGTACCGCAGAATAAAATTGTTTACCTTATGATGCATGAAGAAAAAGATGATTCAGGGGAAGTAAAGCCTAAGACAATTGGTAAGCTTCTGGACGAAAAAGTTTGCATCGAGGGCATGTTTACTATCGTTCTTCGATGCATCGAAGAGAGTGGAAAGCACTTATTTGTCACTCAGTCCAGTCAGGGAGCGGTAAGTAAGTCCCCGATCGGGATGTTTGACAGCTTAACTATTGATAACGACCTTGCAGAAGTTGACAAGGTTATTAGAGATTACTACGAATTAGGAAAAGGAGAGAATAAAGATGAATAAACCAACAGCGTATGATACTACACAGGCAGCAGGAGAATTTGAACCAATTAAGCTTGGTGGTCATAAGATGGTAATTAAGCAGATATCAGAGAAAAAAACACAGGGTGGACTCGATATGCTCGTTATCTTGTTTGATTTCGCAGAAGGAGACGAACAGGCCGGCTATTTCATGAAACAGTTTGAGAACGATATCCGTCCAGACAAGAAATATCCGAATGCAGGTACTAATTACATGGTTATTGATGAGGGTGTAGATTATGGTGTCCGTAACCTTAAAACATTTATCACATGCGTAGAAAAATCAAATCCGGGATTTGCCGTTAAGTGGGGCGATAACTTCGGGCAGCAGTTTAAAGGAAAGCTGATCGGTGGAATCTTCCGTCTTGAAAAAGACTGGTACGATAACAAAGAAGTAAAACGTCACAAGCTTGCATGGTTCCGAAGTATTGAGGGAATTAAGGATGCAGATATCCCAGAAGAGCGTACCACAAAAGCCTATGACGATCATCTGAAAGAAGAAGCTATCATGGGAGCAAATCCGTCAGGTACGGACTTCATGAGTATTCCAGACAGCGTGGCAGATGATGTCCTTCCGTTCAATTAAAAGGATGTGTTTTTAATGGTTATACAAGCGGACACAAGAGAACACAAAAAGGAATGGGAACGGATTCAAAAACAGTTTGATGACATTGGAGTACAGTATTTCAGATCAAAGTTATATTGTGGAGATTATCAGTCGCTTGACAACGCAAAGCTCTGTATTGACCGTAAGAAGGATTTACAAGAGCTTTGTGGAAATGTCTGTCAACAACATGAAAGATTCAAGGCAGAACTTATCAGGGCACGTGAAGCCGGTATTCAGCTGATTATCCTATGTGAGCATGGACCAGATATTAAATCAGTTGGCGATGTGTATTTTTGGGAGAACCCAAGGAAACACAAAGTTATCTGGAGGACGATAAACGGCAAAAAAGTAAAGACTGTAATCTCTGACAAGGCTGTTGATGGCTGCCAGTTGTATAAATCTCTCTGCACAATCAGAGATAGATACGGAGTCCGATTTGAATTCTGCACGAAAGAAGAAACTGGGCGGCGGATCGTGGAGCTGCTGTCATGACTAAGGGAGAAATCAAACAGTCAGTAAAAATGCCAGAAATTCTCTCCAGGTACGGGCTAAGGCCGAATAGAGCAGGATTTATATGTTGCCCTTTTCACAAGGAAAAGTCAGCGTCCTGCAAAATCTACGATGATTCCTTTTACTGTTTCGGCTGTGGAACTGGCGGTGATGTGTTTGATTTTGTGATGCAATACGAATCCGTCCCTTTTAGTACGGCGTTTATTGAGCTGGGTGGCACTTATATATCAAAAAAAGGTAAAAGCCGCAACCAGATCAGACATGAAATGCGAGATATTAAATCAAAAAAACACAACCCTGTTCAGGATCCTAATGAGATTGAGCAGGTAGAAAAGAACATACTTATGTACGAAACAGCACTAAAAACGTTCCCTCCTGATTCAGAAGAGTGGTATATGTGCCAGTTTAATCTTGAGAAAGAAAAAAGCAGATACGAAATGTTATCAGCTAAGTCAGGAGGTGAGAAAAATTCTTGAAAATATTGAAAACTTACAGGCACAAGACTTTATGGAAAAGCAGTTGTATGAAGAGCTTTTTTCAGTAAAAAGTAAAATTGACCGCTCAGAAATCAAGTTTAAGCTGATGGACCGGGCAAAAAGTGTGAAAGCGAAGCATATAGCAGAAGAGTTCATAAAGGAATTCCAGAAAGCAGAACAGGAAAAGGAAAAAGAAGAAAAAGTAAATCGTTCTATGCAGTTAGTTGAAAACATCACAAACTTTTATCCTGATTCTGTTGATAAGGAATATCCTAACATGGCTTGTGGTAGCTGGATAGCTACAGAGAACGGAATATTTTCCTCTGAAACATCTAAGGCAAGAGAACTTGTATGTCACCACCCGATCATGCCGATACGTCGTCTAAAAAACATCGAGACAGGAGAGGAACAGATCACGGTGGCTTTTAAAAGGGATGGATATTGGACAGAAATAACTGTTCCAAAAATTGACATTGTGACTTCCAGGGCAATAACTAATCTTGCAAGGTTCGGGGTGCAGGTCAACTCAGAGAATGCAAGGCTTCTCGTAAAGTATCTGGCGGATGTTGAAATGTACAATGCCGATATGATCGACATACAGCACTCTACAAGCAAACTGGGGTGGCATGGTAATACATTTGTCCCTTACGACCTTTCAATCGTTTTTGACGGTGAATACCGCTTTAAAACGCTATTCCAAAGTATACAGGAAAGTGGAGACTACTTCAAGTGGGTGACTCTGGCTAAGCAGCTACGATCATGCGGACGATTGGAACCGCGAATAGCACTGGCAGCATCTTTTGCGAGTGTTCTTATACAGCCGCTTGATGCGCTACCGTTCATCGTAGATTTCTATGGGCAGACAGGAGGCGGAAAGACGGTAACAATCAATATAGCGGCATCGGTTTGGGGGAATCCGGCACCGGGAGCCTACGTTGGGAATTTTCGTTCAACAGATACATCATTGGAGACAAGGGCAGATATGCTCAATAACTTTCCGATGATTCTGGACGACTCGAAGAATGCTTCTCAGTATATCCGGGATAACTACGAAACATTGATTTACAATCTCTGTTCTGGCAAAGGAAAAGCACGTTCAAATAAGGACCTCGGAGCAGCTAAGGAAAATACATGGAGTAATGTGACTATTTGCAACGGTGAGAACCCTATTTCGGAATTTGCAGATTCCGGCGGAGCTATCAACAGAATTATTGAAATTGAATGTTGTGAGGATATTTACGAGAATCCAGCAGAGATTAACGGCATTGTCGTGAAGAACTACGGCTTTGCTGGAAGAGTGTTCGTTGGAAATCTCAAACAGTTCACATCGGATGATCTGAAAGAAATGAAAGCCGAAATTGAGAAAGGTTTTGACGGATATGACTTTCCAGCAAAGCAGGTAATGGCAATATCTACACTTCTGCTGGCTGACAAATTAGCTACAGATTTCATATTTAAGGATGGACGTGAGCTGACGGTCGAGGACGTTGTAGACATACCTACACGCAAGAAAGATGTATCAGAAGGTCAGAGATGCTATGAATTCATTCTTGAAAGTCTCTCAGTGTACGGACAGCACTTTGATGCGCAATTTAGCTGTGATCAGTGGGGATTCAAGGAAACGCCAGATGAATATGGAGATGTATATGTATATTTTTATCCGAAACCTCTTGAAAACCTTTTGAAGAACAATGGATTCTCCAGAAAAGCCTTTTCGGCCTGGGCGATTAATCGAGAGTTAATCAAGCACACAGGAAAAAGAGATACGGTACTAAAAAGAGACGGTGGAAGTGTAATGAGGCTTATTGCGGTAAAGATTGTTGATATAAAAAGTCTTGAAAACGAGAAAGAAAATGAGGTTATTGAAACTGGTTTTCTGCCAGCTGATGCCGAAACAAATGTTCCGTTTTCGTAATTTGTAACCATGTAACCGTTGTAACACGAAAAAAAACATCCTATAGGAGAAAGTTTGAGAGTGTATAAAAAACATATACTCTAGTGATTCTCCTATATAAAAACCTTGGTTACATTGGTTACACGGTTACACACCTCTGAAGCCCACATAAAATAAGGGTTTGTGGCGTAACCAGTGGATTAAAAAAGCCGGTTACACACGGGTTACAAAATTAAAAAGTATATGCAATTAGATTTATTATAACAAAATTAACTGAATATTGCAAAAATATTCAGTTAACATAATTATTACAAGGAGTGGTTACAAAATGAAAAAAGACGATCTCAATAAAAAGCAAAGATATGCATTAGATACAATGCTGTCTGGCAGTAATGTTTTTCTGACAGGTGACGCAGGAACAGGCAAGACAACGGTTATCCAAACGTTCATCGATGAGGCGGAAAAAGCTGGTAAAAATATTCTGGTATCCGCCACTACTGGAATTGCAGCGGATAATATCGGATATGGGGCAACTACCGTACACCGAGCATTGAATATTTCAATTAAATTTGAGGACTATAAGAAAAAGGTGAAATCCAGAGCTGAACTTCTGAAAGAAGCAGATGTTCTTATCATTGATGAAATCAGCATGTGCCGGTTCGATTTGTTCAATATGATTGCAAAGACGATCATCACGGAGAATGAAGAGAGAGCAGTTGACAGACTTCTGATCGGAGAGGACAAAGAAGACATTCAGTTAATCGTGATAGGTGATTTCTACCAGCTTCCGCCAGTTATTACGACAGACGATCGAAAAATTCTCTGTCGGATGTATGGATCTGATTATGGAAAGGGTGGAAAGTATGAACATGGATATGCTTTCATGTCTGAATACTGGAAAGAAATGGGATTTGAATATATCAAACTTGATGAGGTATGCAGGCAGAATGATGAGGGATTTAAGTATGTGCTGAATGATATTAAATATGGCAACAATATTAGAAAATCCATTGCATATCTGGAGAACAACGAATCAGACAAAGTTATACCGGAAGCGCCGTTCTTGGTTGGCACTAATGCAGAAGCTGACAGAATTAACAATACTTTCCTTGGCAAGTTGGATAAAAAGACCGAAAAAGTGTTTCATGCAGCAGTTGACGGCGAGCTAACATCTGCCGATATTAAGAACATTGCATTTGCCAGAGAGGACTTAATTCTTAACATCGGTGCAAAAGTGATGATTACAGTCAATGATTTGTCTGGAAACTACGTTAATGGAACGATTGGCATCATTCAGAAAATTGTGGAAAACGGAGAATTTGAAGAATCTTATCTGGTTATCAAGACTGATAAGGGCAAAACAGTTAGCTTATATAGATACAATAAAGACATTGAGAAACAGGTTATTGAGGAATCCGAACAAGAAAAGGATGGTCGGAAGATCGTGAAAGAGAAGATTGTCCGTAAGAAAGTAGGCTCTTTCTCTCAGTTCCCGGTAAAACTTGCCTGGGCAATCAGCATTCATAAATCACAGGGACAGACATTTGAAAAAATCAACATTGACCCTTGCTGTTGGGATCCTGGACAGTTCTATGTGGCTGTTTCCCGGGCTAAATCAGCTAACGGCATACATTTTATCAGACCGATAAAACAGAGCTATATAAAGGCGTTTAGCAAGGATAACGAGCGACTTCTTGAACAGAGTTTTGAGGTAGAAGAAGGTGCGTAAGTATGAGAGTGACGCATGAGCAGATACCGAACACCATAAAGTTTTTACAGATTGACTTTCCGGCACTGGTCCTCCAGACTGCCGGAATTGAGGCAAAAGATGAATACTGGCAGCAGGTAGTTGAACAGATCCATGTTGTATCTGAAAAATATAACAAAAATGGATTTGTAGATCACATGCTTGTTGCTTATTCGAATTATCTTTCCAAGATGTTTAATAAGGCAAAAGAATTGGAAAAGGAGAATCAAAATGCCGTACAACACAAAGAACAGATATGAGCAGGGACAGGCTCTCAGAAAAGAAATATATATGTATATCGTCAGTTATATCAAACTGGTTGGATATGCACCGTCGATTACAGAGATTTCTGAAAGAGTGGATGCCGGGAGAGCTACGGTCTGGAAGCATGTCAATCAGTTGATTGATGATGACCTGCTCAAAACGAACCACCCCAGCACTGACAGAGCATATACTCCGGTTGGGTACGGAATAAGAAAGATAAGCAAGGAGATAAAATGAAACTTTATGACATTGTTGCAGCAGATGGTACATTCGTCGACAGTATGAGCAGAATAGAAATTTTGGAACGGTTCGGGATTTCTAAAGGCGTCTTTCAAAGATATCTGGATAATGGCGACCTGTTAGAAGGGAAATATCAGATAAATGATTATGACTGTGACATAAAAACAAGGAAATGTAAGGACAGGGAATTATTCTTACAGTTTGACATTCTGACTCAGAAGATAAGGAGGGCTGTTGGATGGGAAGCCTAAAAATCAAGCAGAAAAAGAAAGCATTCATTCCATATACAAATAAACAATCTCATATGTTTGCACAGTCTATCCAGAACTGCCAGAAAGAGTTAAAAGAGATGGAACTGAAAGCCTTTGATGATGGGTTCGAGGATGGAAAGAACTGGTCTGACGTGCTGAATTTTGTGATCTTGTTTTATGTAATGCACGAATTGCATGGATGGGGGTGGAAACGTTACATGAAGTCAGTAAAAAGAATTAATAACTACATCAATGATATTAATTCTGGAAAAACATCATTGTCTGAAATGGTTGATAATCTGGAAAAGAAGCATCACATTCAGATTTGTGATGATTATAAGGAGTTAATTAAGAGATATGGAGCGTAAAGCTGCGCTGGTGATTTATTTGCAGAATAACGGACAGGTAGCATTTGGATAAATTAATCATGGATGACTGCGCAATAGCGTGCCAGTTGCTTACATGAGGAAAGTGAGGATAACAAGAGGATGGTAATAGCAAAATTAAACCCGATAAATAAAGATGATTTAAAAGTCGGAGATGTGGTTGGAGTTGCAAGGGAAGTACGGTGTGGATGGGGAATAAGTTTTAGACACGTCATGGTGTATCCGGCAAAGATCATTCGCATAACTCCTAAACGAACCAAAATCGAAACCGACAAGTTCGGAGAACACGATAGATATGAGACATTTTATAAATATGATTCCGAAGCCATAAAAGAAAGTGAAATGGCAAAGAAATTCAAGGAGATCAGAGATGGTGTATATGCCATTGAAGATTTTAAGTCGAGCCGTGGGCTGAGAGTAATTAAAGACGAAGATTTAGATACACTGTCAGAACATATTAATGCAGTTGTAGAAGTTTTGAAAAGATATGGAAAGTGAGGACGTAATGACAGAGCAGGAAAAGAAAGAACTTCTGGACGAACTGGAAAAACGTATGGATGAAAAATACAAAGGGTGTCTTATCAGAGAAGATGTCGCAACCACATTAAAGGTACCAAGAGAAAAATGGTTCAGAGATGAGAATGGAAATGGAAGATATTCTTTTATGGCAGATGCTTTTGATTCCACCATTATCTCATGGCAGGTCTGGGAAACAATCAGAAAGCTGACTTGTGTTATCTGCGGTAAGCAGTATGTTAGACAGCTTGCAAATGTAGAGAATGCGGATGAGGTTGCAGAGAAACTTTGCCAGTTTGTCTACGATTTGAAGATGGAATTTAAAGAGCAGGAGAACGGAAATGAAAAACAATAATTACACTTCATTTTTCAAAACAAAACCAAGGAAAGTAGAGAGATACATCCGTTGCAGAAAATGCGGTGGAAATATGGAATGGGTTGAATACTATCCGCCGGAAATCAAATGTCCGAAGTGCGGATATACGGTATATCCTAAGCCTTATGAACCTAACTGCAATGAGATTGAGAATTAGAAGGAGGACGCAAAATGAAATTGTATTTCTACATTTTAGACAGCGACAGAAAAACAGATGAATGGAATCTTCGTCTTGAAGAATGTGAAGTAACAGAAAAGCCGAAGACATATAAACCAGTAACTAAATTTCCTGACGGAATCTACGCTTCGTTTATAAGAAAAGAATCAATAGGTAATTTCATTAATGAACACAGCAAAGTGGTTGTTCTGGATGCACCTGATTATGAAAAAGTAAAAGAAGTATTTTTTAAAAAATATGATAATGAATTAAACACGCTAAGAAAAAGAATTAATTTCTATGAGGGACTTAAATCTGCAATCGAGGATTACAAGGAGGACGCAAAATGTTAATCAGAAGTCAGGATAAAAAAATTCTTGTGGATATGAATACAGTAATTATTCACATATTTGATAGAGACATTGCATGTTATGCCCCGTCATGTATTTCTGACGATGGTTTTTTATATCTTGGAAGCTATGAGACAGAAGAAAAAGCTTTAAAGGTACTAGATATGATTCAGGAAGCCTATGGGGATTCGGAATACACAAAATATATAATTCCAGAAGTATGTAGGGTATTAAGTATGAAGCCAAAAACGGAAGAAAACAAAGCACATGCAAGAGAACTTGGAGAAATGCTCAAAAATGGAATGGCGTTCCAGATGCCAGAAGATAGCGAGGTGGAAGCATGAACGGCGAAATGACATTTGCGCAGAATGAAGACGGCACATTTAGTGCATACGATGATGCCTATGACATTACAATACATTGTGAGACAGAAGAGGAACAGAAGAAAGTTATTGAGCGTTTAAGAGGAATAAAGCTTCAGGAGGACTAAATGGGAAGATGCAAATTAGAATGCCCGGACGGTGAAACACAGTGCTGCATCTGCTGTACTAAGCAGGATTCTTGCCAGTGCAGATGTGATGATATGGACAGTTATGAATATGCGGAGGAGTGTGAAGATTATATCGCAGAGGGAGAAAATAATGAATAAATATTTTGCATTAGTTTTAAGCATTGTAAATGTTGCATGTATTGTTGTGAATATAATCAATCAGAAGTGGGATGTTATGACACTTAATATTATAGTATGTGTGATATGCATTGCTAATTTTATAGTAAATGATTGAAAAGTGGAGGAATGCGAAGAGTATGAGACTGATTGATTTATTGACAGCAATTGGCGCAGATTTGATTAGAGTTGACTTGGATTTTGATGAGAAAGGATGATGGGAATGCGTTTAATTGATGCAGACAAAATAATTGACTCTCTTGGAAATTCGGATATGGATTTTGCAATAGGTGCAGTTATTGACGAGCAGCCGACAGCTTTTGATTTGGACAAGGTTGTGGAGCAGTTGAAAACAAAAAAGACAAGAACTGCTGCATTACAGAAAGCATCGGAGTATTTCGAGGGTGAAACTGATGCGTTTGAAGTTGCAATCAAAATCGTGAAAGGTGGCGGAGTTGAATGAGAGAGATTCTTTTTAGAGCAAAGAGAATGGTTAGTGAAAAATGGGTTGAGGGAAATTATGTGGAAAAATATGACCTTTTAGGCAAAAGACATTTAATCTTGTATACAGACAATTATGTAAGATGGAAATGTGTGGAAATTGTTCCAGAAACCCTCTGCCAGTTCACGGGACTTTGCGACAAGAATGGGAAGAAAATTTGGGAAAATGATATTCTGATGGCACACTTGGACGAATCCTACCCAGAGGATGCGACATATGAAACTGTTGAATGGGGCGTTGCAGGATGGGTAGGACACGAAATTGGTAGCACGGATAAAGAATATCTTAATAAGTTTGATCTGGAACATTATGAAGTAGTTGGAAACATTTTCGACAATAAAGAATTATTACAGGAGGAACACTGATGCAAAGAGAATTTATTTGCGGTGACTGTATGAATTTTCTCCCGGACTTTCCAGATAATTACTTCGATGTGGCAGTTGTAGACCCACCATACGGAATCAAAGAACACGGCGGTAAGAATCGTAGTAAATATGTAAAGCAGAAAAATGGAAGTTCCATTTATGTTCCTGATGGCGGCTATAAGAATTATGGTTGGGATAATAAACCGCCAGATCGAGAGTATTTTAAACAGCTATTCAGAGTATCAAAGAATCAGATTATCTGGGGATGTAATTACTTTGATTACCCAATGGCAGGTGGCTTGATAATCTGGGATAAATGCAATGATGGTTCAGATCAATCAGACGCAGAAGTTGCTTACTGCAGTCTTACAAGAAGGGTTGACATTTTCCGCTATATGTGGAGAGGAATGTTTCAAGGAAAATCAATAATTGAAGGAACAATACAGCAGGGCAACAAAAGGCTGAACGAAAAGCGAATCCACCCAACCCAAAAGCCTGTAAATTTATATCGTTGGATATGTCAGAAATATCTGCAGAAAGGAATGAAGATTCTTGATACCCATGTGGGGAGCGGAAGTTCATTGATTGCCTATGAAGAATGTGGGCTTGAATATGTCGGGTATGAAATTAATGAAGATTATTACGATTCAGCTCAAAAACGGTTGAACGAGTTCAAATCACAATTAACATTATTTGATTTAGGAATGGAGGTGCCGGAATGAGTAAATCAGTATTAGTGATTGATACACCAAAAAGCTGTTACAACTGTCCATTTGGAACTGAATATTACGATATTTATATCTATAAGGGGAATTGTGAATTAGCTGAACATTTAGGAAAAATCATGACGTTGCTAACAGAAGAATACTACGGCTTTGAAAGTAAATCAAGACCTGAATGGTGTCCATTGAAACCACTGCCAAAGAAATTCGATAACGAGAAAGACCGGAAACTTGGAGATTTCGAGCCACTTTTCAAGATTGGTTGGAATACCTGCTTGAGAGAAATTACAGAAACAAGCGATAAAAACGAGCGATAAAAGCAAGCGAAAAGGAGAGATGAAAGCATGATTGACTTAAGAAATACGTGCGTGTTGGTTAGAACAAAAGAAGAAAATGAAATGCTTCTTAAAGAAGCCAAGAAACAGGAATTTCATTGGTATAGAAAAGACCATTGTGAGCCATTACAAACACAATATTTTCCAGACATTTTAAAATTTTATGAACATGATATAACTTATGCGGCAAGTGTCAGATCAGACTTTGCTTTCTATGAGGCATCAGAACTCCTCGGGACAAAAGAAATGACAGTAAGAGAGTTTATTGAGTGGATTGCAGATGTTTGTAGATACATAAATATATAGGAATAAAATAAGACGGCAGATTTGAATAAACTTGGTTGGGAGATGATTAAATGAATCTTAGAAAAGCTACACTAACCGACTATGGAGTGCCGCCGGACGATATACCGGCGCTTCAAAGTCATTTTAGACACCTTGACGAGAATGACAAGTACAATCTTCTGCAAGTGTCAATCAAATATGCGCCAGGCATAGAATCACAGATATACGACAGCATAGTGAACTGCATAGGATACCGGACTATGGAACGATTCCGAGATATGCCGGTATCTGAAAATGATTTCTACGGATACAAGCGTAGGACTATGGCAGAATACTATCACTTGGCAAAATTGACCGGAAGATTATAAAGTTGATAAAAGCTAAAAGTGGTGTAGAGGTACATAACCCCTAGTGTGGTATTATAGTGTATATAACTATAGCTATGCTAGGGGATTTTATGTTTGGAGGTGAGAACGTGGGAATGCCAATGGGGAAACCGCCCATGTATAAAACAGTAGATGAAATTGAAGAAAAAATTGAAAAATATTTTAAGGATTGTAAAGGGTATCCTTTAACTGATAGCAAAGGCAAGCAAATGTTTAATAAATTCGGATCTCCCGTTTTTATAGACGTTCACCCTCCGACCGTTACAGGACTTGCTCTGGCCCTTGGATTTACAAGCAGACAGGCTCTTTTAAACTATCAAGCAAAACCAGAGTTTGTTGACACGATTACGCGCGCGAAAGCCAGAGTGGAACAGTACGCAGAGGAAAGGTTATTTGATCGTGACGGTTCAAATGGTGCTCAGTTCAGTTTGAGAAACAACTTTAAAGGATGGGATGCTGACAAGAAAAATGATGATTCTGGAGATGGAAAGATTACCATTGTAAATAATATTCCAAGGCCGGAGAAACAAAATGAATGAGAATCCGATTAATCTGAATGAAATTATAGCTCCTGCCTTTTATAATGTGTTCTGGGACATTTTGGACGGAAAACACACTTATTATGATTTGTATGGTGGGCGTGGATCTACTAAATCATCTTTTGTGGGTGTCATGATTCCTTTCCTGATGATGCAGGACTCAGAGAACGGTATAATGTCAAATACCGTTATTTTCCGTAAAGTTGGAAACACACTTCGAGAATCCGTTTATGAACAGATAGCATGGGGAATTGACGCGCTCGGAGCTAATGAACTATGGGACACCAGTGTAAGCCCTATGCAGTACACTTATAAACCTACTGGGCAGAAAATCATATTCAGAGGACTGGACAAGGCAAAAAAGACTAAATCTATTAAAGCAAGCAAGGGATATTTCAAGTATCTCTGGTTCGAGGAACTTGACGAATTTTCTGGCATTGAAGAAATTCGTACAGTGCAGCAGTCAGTCCTTCGAGGTGGCAGTAAGTTTGTTGTATTTAAGACATTCAATCCGCCAATTAGCCGGAGCAACTGGGCGAATGTGTATGTAGAAGAACCACGAGACGACAGCTACAGGCACAAGAGTGATTACAGATCAGTTCCTGTTGAATGGCTTGGTCAACAATTCCTTGATGATGCGGAGCATTTGAGAAAGACAAATCAGAGAGCTTACGACCATGAATATCTTGGCCTTCCTGTTGGACTTGGCACAAATATTTTCGAACTGTTAGAAATTCGAGAAATTACAGATGAAGAGATTCAGAGCTTTCAAAGTATCTATCAGGGACAAGACTGGGGATGGTACCCGGATCCCAAAGCGTTTATTCGTGTGGCTTATGTGCCTAATCAGGACAAAGTTATCCTGCTGGATGAGCTTGGCGGATGTAAAATTCGAAATACAGTAATGGCTGGCCAGATAAAACAAAAGGGATACGATGATTATTCAATATCTTGCGGAGTTGATGAAGAAGAAAGCATTATTGACTTCCGAGATGCAGGGCTTCCAGCACGTAGGGCTATTGTTACACCGGGAAGCCGCAAATATACTTTTGAGTGGTTACAGTGCCGAACATTAGTCATTGATCCGGCACGAACGCCGAGAGCATACAAGGAAATTATCAATTATGAACATGAAGTAGATGGCAATGGAGAAGTTATCGCAGATTATCCAGATGGTAACGATCACTGGATAGATTCTCTCAGGTATGCGACAAGTCCATTGTCGATGAGAAGAGGACATAGTGCATAATGAATAGTAAAGAAAACATATTTAAATGTTTGGAAATTCTGGACAAATTCCAGTTCTTCCAAGGTCAAAGAGCTGGAAGAGAATTGTGGAATGATAAACCAGTAGAGATACAGAACAAAGATATAAAGAATTTCAATAAAGACATAGAGTTTATCAGAAATGTGCTGAAATCAGTTAATTCAGGTGATTAAATGGGACTTATAACAACACTGAAAAGGTGGTTTAATATGATATTCAAAAAACAAGCCGAAGAGGACTTCAACATTCAGGCAGCAGAATTTCCAGAGATGGAATCGCTGATTAACCGGTGCGCGAACATTTACAGAGGTGCGCCGGAATGGCTGGATGATAAGAATAATATCAAGACGATCAATTTTGCTAAATCTGTCTGCTCAGAAACAGCTCGGCTCGCAACGCTGGCGATCGGCATTCAGATAGACGGTTCTGCAAGGGCTACGTGGCTACAGGAACAGATCGACAAGGTATATTTTCAAATCCGTCACTGGGTAGAATATGGCTGTGCTTATGGAACAGTATTTATTAAGCCAAATGGTGAAAGCATTGACGTATTTACTCCGGCAGATGTGATGATCGTGGACTATGATAATCAGGAAATTAAGGGAATCATATTCAAGGATTCTTATACTGTTGGACGGAAATACTATACACGGCTTGAATATCATAGATTTGTTGAGACAACTGTGGACGGAGTGACGGTCTATCCGTACTACGTTTCTAACAGAGTCTATGTATCAAAATCCCCTCAGTCAATCGGTGATAAAATTGACCTTAAACAGACCAAATGGGCTGACTTAATGGCAGATACGCCACCGATTCTCAAAACAAACGGTGAGAAGCTGGACGGACCTCTGTACGGAGTACTGCGGACACCGCAGGCGAACAATGTGGATATCAGTACACCACTTGGCTTACCGATATTTGCCGAAGCTATCGAGGAGTTAAAAGACCTCGATATTGCATACAGCAGAAACGCCGGAGAGATTTTTGATTCTCAGAAGATTGTTCTGGCAGATGATAGACTGCTGATGCCAAACGGCACGCCTGTATCAGCTATGTCGCCACAGGGTATGGAGAACAGGCGAAATGAAATGAACTTACCGCACTTTGTCAAGAATGTATTCGGACAGGATGAAAAAGAGTTTTATCAAGAAATCAATCCGCAACTCAACACAGATACCCGTATAGCCGGTATAAATGCCCTTTTAAGCCAGTTGGGATATAAGATTGGATTCTCCAACGGATACTTTGTTTTCAACGAATCTAGCGGCATTCAGACAGCCACAGGAGTAGAAGCAGAACAGCAGAGGACAGTGCAATTCATTAAAGACGTGAGGGACAAACTGGAATCCTGTCTTGACGAAGTTATTTACGCATTGAACGTTTACGCTGACCTGTACGGGCTTGCGCCCGTTGGAACTTATGAAGTCAATTATGATTTTGGAGACATTCTCTATGTAAGAGAAAACGACCGTGCAAGATGGTGGCAGTATGTGACTACTGGCAAGGTTCCGGCATGGTTGTATTTCGTGAAATTTGAGGGAATGACTGAGGAAGAAGCAAAAGCAATGGTCAAAGAAGCTCAGCCAGACGAGCCAAAACTATTCGGAGAGGAGTAAAAAGATGGCAGATAAACCAGTAACAAGGGAAGAAAAATATCTTGCGTACTTGACGGGTGATTATAAAGGCGAACTCCCGAAGCCAATCACGAGAAAAGAGAAGTATTTATACGAATTATGCTTAAAAGGAATTGGCGGCGAAATCTCGCCGGAAGAAATCAAAGCCGCGGTAAATGAGTACCTCGAGAAGAATCCGGTCAAGCCCGGAGCCACCACAGAACAGGCACAGCAGATCGAGCAGAACAAGACAAACATTGCTTCGCTAAAGGAAGATTTAGTTGAATTAGGCAATAAAACATTGCATGAAGAATATGCTGATTTATTACACGGGAAAGAACCAAAAGAAAGCTGGTATATAGACGCATCAAATGGAACTGGGAGAACATTGGCACAATTTTTTCTTATATAGATATTGATGTGTCTGAATATATAGGGAAAAAATTATATCCATATACATCACATAAGGGTACAAATGTTTATCACTCATCGAGGAGTGTTGTTTTTTATGATGAAAGCGGCACATTTATTTCAGGAACTGGTGTTAGCAGTAATAATCCAATAAATGGAATCGAAGTTCCTAAAAAATCAAAAACTGCATCCATATGTTTTAATTATGAAAGTGATAATAACCAACCAATTAAACCACAAGTTTATTATCTAGCAATTAATAGAGAAAATAAAAATAAGCTGATGCTTAAAAAAGATGTTTTGATAGATTATGAACAAATTCAAAACAAACCTATCATCCCAACAAAAATGAGCGAACTTGAAAATGATATTGTAATAGATAATGTAAATGATGTTCAAACGATACGAAAGCCAACTATTTCATTTATTTTTGATGATGGATTACCGAGTACATCAGATTTGGTCTCATTATTTGATTCATATGGATGGAAATGTGGCTTTGCTATATTAGCAAATTCAAATCTTCCAAATATCAAAGATAATTTCTTATCATATCAATCTAAAGGTTATGAGATACTATCCCATAGTACCGATGGAGTAGCTATGCAAGATGATTCTTTAACGATTGATGATGTGGAAACAAAAATGAAAAAGTCAAAAGAAATCTTGATAAACAATGGATTTAATATAACTGGATGGGTTACACCAAGTACTTGGTTAAACAATAAATATTTTGATAATTTGTGTAAATATTACGAATATGGTTTTGGTCATTTAGATACCAATCAAGTTGTTAAACATCATGTATTTTGGGGTAATGATATCCGCCAACTCGAAAGATGGTCTTTGCAATCAAAAACATTAGAGCAAACAAAAACTGAAATAGACTCAACTATTAATGAATGTGGATATTTATGTTTTTATGCTCATGCATATCCGTCAACCCAAAATGATAATTTTACAATTGAAAATATGAAAATCATCATGGACTATATCAAAAAATATATAGATAACGGAAAGGTACAAGTTTTGACTCCAAGATGCGCAATAAATGATTATTACACGGTAAGACATAGTGATTTGCTTGATTTATATAAAAAAGTAATTAACTAAAGAACGCTTTAGTTAATCATAAAAAAACTAAAATATGTACCACGACTTTTGACGAAAGAGGTGATACACTATACTTAGTCCAGAATATTTGCGAAGAATTACAGAGGGCAGTGAACAGATTGCAGAAGAGCTGCACCAGTATATCATCTCTGAGATCGTGTCGAGAATGATGGCAAGAATTGGCAGAGGCGAGGATTATATTCTAACCAATGCTGATGCGTGGAGAATCAGAACGCTACAGGAATCCGGTGAACTACTAGAGGACATTCTGGCAGAATTATCCAAATATACCAAACGCGAACAACAGGAACTTCTTGAAGCGTTTGAAGATGCCGGAATCACTGCAATGAATTACGATGATAAGGTATATAAGGCGGCAGGATTAAGCCCTGTACCGCTCGAACAATCCCCGGCTATGATAAGGCTCATGGAACGGAATATGCTTGCGACTATGGGTGAGTGGAAGAACTTCACGAGAACAACTGCAAGTGCCGCTCAGAGGCTTTATATTGATCAATGCGACCTTGCATACAATCATGTAATGACTGGGGCAGTTGGATATACGCAAGCCATCAAAGAAGCAGTTAATAACGTTGTGAGTGATGGTGTTACTGTCACATATCCATCCGGCAGAAAAGATACAATTGAAACAGCGGTTGCACGCTCTGTCAGAACTGGCGTGGCTCAGGCTACTGGAGATATATCCCTCAAACGCATGGAAGAAATGGGCTGGGATTTAGTTCTGGTCAGTGCTCACATGGGAGCCAGAACAGGTGACGGCGGTGAGAACCCGGGAAATCACTCATGGTGGCAAGGCAAGATATACTCTCGTTCTGGCAAGAGTAAGAAATTTCCGCCGTTCTCATTGACCGGATACGGAACGGCAAGTGGACTGTCAGGGGTCAACTGTCGGCATAGTTTTGGGGCAAGCGACGGAGAATTTAATCCTTATGCAGGATTATCAGCACAGGACAAAGCCAACAAAGGTAAACAGTACGAAAAAGAACAACGACAACGTACTTATGAGCGGAGAATTCGCAAAACAAAGAGAGAGGTTCTTGGACTACAAGCAGGAGTTGACAATGCACCAAATGAAAAGGCAAGGTTCGCACTCCAACAAGATCTTGACCGGAAGTCTTATCTTTTGCAGAAACAAAATGCTGCATACAAAGATTACTGCAAGCAGAACGACCTGAAGGAACTGAAAGACCGGCTCATGATCGCTAAGTGGAATCGTCAGAACGCCGCAAAAGCCAGAGGAGCGGCAAAACGATATAAGACAGCAAAGGGGATTGACTGATGGATAGATGGGAATATTTCAATCCTAATCCTGTTAAGGACAAGAGAACGGGAGATTGCGTTGTCCGGGCAATATGCAAGGCGACCGGATTCGACTGGGAAACAGTATTCGCCGGATTAATGGTACAGGCGTGTACTCTGTCAGATATGCCATCGGCTAATTACGTTTGGGGAGCGTATCTCTATAAGCATGGATACAGACGCAAGCTAATTGAACAGTCAGAACGATATATCTATACAGTCAACGACTTTTGCGCAGATCATCCGACAGGCACATACATTCTCTGCATAGATGGTCATGTAGTGACGGCACAGAATGGAAAATATTTCGATACATGGGATTCCGGAAATGAGATCCCGGTATATTACTGGGAAAAGGAGAATAAATGAGCATATCAGAATTTGTACAGATTTTTCTCTCTATCTGCGGAGGGGTGTCCATTGTTGGAGGGGCGGCAGCTGTAATCTTTAAGTGGATTACTCCAGCATTCCGACTTAATAAACGAGTAGAGACACTGGAAGAACATGACAAACGAGATTACGAGAGCCTTCGGAGAATCGCAGAACGAGATTCATTAATTCTGGAAGTGTTATCAACCATGTTGGACAGTCAGATTAGTGGAAATAACGTCGAAGAATTAAAAAAAACAAAACAGAAGCTTACAAATTATCTTGCACAGAATCAGCGCTAATTGCATTAATAAGAGGTATGCTCATGAAATTATATGTATTCACAAAGAAAGACATAGACAGATTCTTAATAGAGTGTAATTTTACACCGGATGAAGAAATGCTGTTCCGGCTGAGATGTAAGGAATATACACTCGAATACTGCGCTGAACAGATGAACGTGAGTATATCCACGGCGAAGCGGTTAAGCCGGAGGGTGAACAATAAAATAATTAAAGTGTGCTGATACTTTTTAGACACTAATTAGAGCCAGAAACGAACTGTTTCCGGTTCTTTTTTTATGCAAAAATATAATCAGAAAGGCGGTGCATAAGATGGCATTATATAACAATCCTTATCAATATAGCTTCGGCGTTCCGGGACAGATGAATCAGTTCCAGCAGCAGCCTGTCCAGATGTCAGCTCAACCAGTACAGCAACCCCAACAGAACAACAATGGCATCCTGTGGGTATCTGGCGAAGTTGGTGCAAAATCCTATCTGGTAGCACCCGGCACAAGCGTCCTGCTGATGGACAGTGAAAGCGAAAAGTTCTACATAAAATCCACAGACGTTTCTGGTATGCCACAGCCATTACGGACATTTGAATACCATGAAATAGGCACTCAGATGCCACCTAAACAGCCTGCTCAGAACATGGACAATAAATATGTCACCAGACAGGAATATGACGATTTAAAGGCCAAATGTGACGCTATAGCAAGTCGATTAAATTCTTTTTCTGAACCTGTTAGGGCTAATACCGCACAGGAATCAGCAGTCAAGGGAGGAAATGCAGATGAGTAATCCATTATTTAACGCGCTTGGTGGTGGGATGCCGCAGGGAAACGGGCCAATGCAGATGATACAGCAGTTTATGCAGTTTAAACAGAATTTTAAGGGAGACCCGAAAGCAGAAGTTGAGAAGATGTTACAGTCCGGACGGATTTCTCAGCAACAGCTTAATCAGGTTCAGCAGATGGCGGGACAATTTCAACACATGTTAAAAGGAATAAAATAGTACATTACAATCTGGCCAGATTGATGTAAATACACAAAAAGGAGATTATAACTATGGATGGAAATTTAACAGCATCAGACGTTGCTCTTTTAACTGGAAACGGTAGAAATAATGACGGCATGTTTGGTGGAGATGGTAGCTGGTGGATTATTGTTTTATTCATTTTTGCTTTCTTCGGATGGGGAAACAACGGATGGGGCAATAATGGCAATGGTGGCGGATATGCAGCCACAGCAGCTACCCAGGCAGACATTCAGAGAGGTTTCGACAATTCCGCTGTGATTAGCAAACTTGACGGAATCAACAACGGTCTCTGTGATGGATTCTATGCAGTGAACAACGGTATGCTTACCGGATTCAATGGCATCAACACAAACATCATGCAGACTGGCTATGGCATCCAGCAGGCAATCAATGCTGACACTGTAGCGAATATGCAGAATACAAACGCATTGCAGTCTCAGTTAGCTCAGTGCTGCTGTGACAACAGGGAAGGACAGGCTCAGATCAGATATGATATGGCTACCAACACTTGTGCAATCCAGAACACCATGAATAGCAACACAAGAGACATTATCGACAGCCAGAATGCAGGGACAAGAGCCATTCTTGACTATCTTTGCAATGAAAAGATTTCTAGCTTGCAGGCTGAAAACAATGACCTCAGACGTGCCGCTTCTCAGGATCGCCAGTCCGCACTTCTCACAACTGCAATGGCTTCTCAGACACAGCAGCTCATTAATGCGATCAATCCGGCACCGATTCCGGCATATCAGGTTCCTAACCCGAACACATATTACGGATGTGGATGCAACACTGGATGTAATTGCTGATAACTTCATATGAGAGTATCTTTCGATTGATTCGAATGTCGGCTTATGCCGTATTACACAGAGGGGCAGGTCGAAACCTGTCCTTTTGTGATATGAAAGGAGTATTTTTATGGCAGAATTTACAAGTGTAGCTGCTCAGACTGTAGCAGCAAATGGAAACGTAGTATTTTCAAATACAGCAGTTAAGGGTTCTAACTGCATTCAGCACAGAGAGGGAAGCGGAATCATCACTCTAAGAGGACTGACTAACCAGTGTAAAGCGAGATTCTTCGTGGATTTTTCTGGTAATATCGCAATTCCAACAGGCGGTACTGTCGGAGCTATTTCTCTGGCAATTGCAATCTCTGGTGAGCCGGTTCTTTCTTCCCAGATGATTTCCACACCGGCAGCAGTAAATCAGTACAATAATGTGTCCTCTGGCATCTATATTGATGTGCCTCGCGGATGCTGCGTTAATATCGCGGTAGAAAACACAAGCGATCAGGCTATTTCTGTTGCGAACGCGAACATTGTTGTGACCAGAGAAGCGTAGGAGGTGTGATTATGAGAGATATTAAAGACTTATGCGCAAGAATCGAAGACGAGCTGTCCAAAATTGCTGATAATGGGCTGACCACTGGGAACTTGGAAATGACATACAAACTGATTGATATGTACAAAGATATCAAGAATACGCAGTACTGGGATAAGAAAGTAGAGTACTACAACACTGTCCTTGATGAGATGCGTGGCGGATACAATGACGATTACAGTGAACGTGGAAGAAAGCGTGACAGCATGGGGAGATACAGCTCAAATGATGGCAGAATGATGCCGGATTACGACAGGGGTAATTCTTATGCCAGAAGGGGTGAACATTATGTCAGAGGGCATTACAGCCGCTCTGATGGGCGAGATGCTTATGACGATTACATGACGCAGAAACAGAGCTATCGTTCCGGCAAGTCTGAGGACTGCAAAAGAAAGATGCTTGCCGCTCTGGAAGAACATCTTGACGAACTCACAACAGAAATGAGTGATATGTCAAAGGATGCAGAATGCCGGGAAGAACGTGATCTTGTCAAGAGATATGTAGAAAAGCTCCGTGATATGCTCTAAAAACACAAAAGTGGTAGAGAGGTAGTTGAAAGAAATCTGTTATAATGTAATTGTGCAGCAGGAAGCACAAATAAAACGGTTGTTTTTGACATTTTCGTTTTAATCCTCCTTTCTTTAACTTTTGTAGCTGGTGCGCACGCTTTAATGGAAAGTTAAACAGGTTCGAATCCTGTCGTGCGTATTTGTCATCTGGCACGCAAGATGGCGCACCTCCTTGATTAAGGTTTTTGTTATTCATACTTTTCTTTTTAAAAAAAGAAATAAATATCCGAAACAACTCGTGGCAGGCATGACACGTTAAACACCTTGCTAACCCGGGAATCCGGGTTATGTGGAATGTACGCTAGTGGAAAACTGACAGAGTCGCGCTCTGGTCTCCGGTTCGATTCCGGGCGTTCTGCTCCAATCCGCTTAGAGTTAAGCTGTTTGTATACAGGTGGCCTATGTCTCAGGTGGATTTACGCTATAGCGAAAGAAGTGAAATTCACCCCAGTTTCTTTTCAGAAGGCTGGCCGTTATAGGCGGTACGGAATGTAGCTCAGTGGTAGAGCAATGGCATTGTAAGCTATGTGCCGTAGGTTCGATTCCTGCCTTTCCGATTACCTCGCCAGTGGTCTAACTGGCTTAATCCATTTACCTGCGGCGGCAGGTCAATAAACACGACCAGGAGGATGTTATGCAGAAACTTATTGATACATTAAAATCATTTGGAATTGAAATCCCGGAGGATAAACAGGCAGATGTAAAGAAAGCACTTTCTGAGAATTACAAGAATACAAAGGAAGTGGCGAAAACTCTGTCGAAAGTCGAGGGTGAACGCGATAACTGGAAAGAACGCGCTGAGACAGCAGAGGAAACCTTAAGAGGCTTTGATGGTATCGACCCGACAAATATTAAAAGCGAGTTAGAGACTTGGAAACAGAAAGCGGCAGATGCAGAGAAAGAATTCAATGCAAAAATCTACGACCGTGATTTCTCAGATGCTCTGAAAGCGGCACTCGACGATGTTAAATTTTCAAGTGAAGCTGCAAAGAAGTCTGTTATGGCAGACATTAAAGAAGCAGGTCTTAAGCTGAAAGATGGTAAAATCCTTGGATTAAATGACCTGATCGAACAGATGAAGCAGTCTGACGCATCCGCTTTTGTAGATGAATCTCAGCAGCAGGCTCAGCAGAACCAGGCAAGATTTACCACTCACGTTGGACAGCAGCAGACACCGGGAAGCATGACAAAGAAAGATATCGAAGCGATCAAAGACCCGTCCGAGAGACAGGCTGCAATTGCTCAGAACATCCAGTTATTCCAGTGATTTTTTACACCGACTATACGACAGAGTATAGCCGCTAACCCAATGCCTTAATAATTATGGGTAGAAAGGATTTTTATATGGCAGCAAAAGCTAATCTTATTATGAATAATGATATTCAGGTCACAGCACGTGAGATTGACTTTGTAACCAGATTCGAAAGAAACTGGCAGCACTTACGTGACATTCTGGGTATCATGAGACCTATCAAAAAACAGCCGGGTGCTGTACTCAAGTCCAAATACGCAGAGGGTACTTTACAGAGTGGAAAAGTTGGTGAGGGCGAGGAGATCCCTTACAGCAAATTCGTTGTAAAAGAAAAGAACTATGCGGAAATGACTATCGAGAAGTACGCAAAGGCTGTGTCTATCGAAGCAATCAAGGATCACGGTTATGAGAACGCCGTTCAGATGACTGATGATGAATTCCTTTTCCAGCTTCAGACTGATGTTACTAGCAGATTCTATGACTATCTGAAAACCGGCACACTTACTTCCACAGAAACTACTTTTCAGATGGCTCTGGCAATGGCTAAAGGTCGGGTTGAGAACAAATTCAAACAGATGCACAGAAATGTGACTGGCGTTGTTGGATTTGCCAATATTCTGGACGTATATGAATACCTTGGAGCAGCTGAGATTTCTATTCAGAACCAGTTCGGATTCCAGTACATGAAAGATTTCATGGGCTTCAATACTATTTTCCTGTTATCCGACAGCGAGATCCCGAGAGGAACAGTTATTGCTACGCCTGTTGAGAACATTGTTCTGTACTATGTAGACCCGAACGAATCTGACTTTGCAAGAGCAGGACTTGTATACACTGTATCTGGCGAAACAAACCTGATCGGATTCCATACGCAGGGCAACTACCACACAGCAGTGTCCGAAGCGTTCGCAGTTATGGGGCTTACTCTTTTTGCGGAGTACATTGACGCAATCGCAGTAATCACCATTGATGAGACACCAACACTTGGTACTCTGACAGTAACATCTGCGGCAGGAACAGTAACTGGTGATACAAAAATCACTGTAAATCCGGCTAAGGAAAACTCCAACAACGTATACAAATACAAAGTTGCAACAGACGCAGTAACTGTTGGATATGGACAGAACCTCAGGAACTGGACTTCTTGGGACGGAAAAGCTGACATCAAGGCGGCAACCGGACAGAAGATCACAGTAGTTGAGTGCGATGGAACATACAAGGCACTGAATGCCGGAAGTGCGAGCGTAACAGCAAAATCATAAACACAGGAGGTAACTGGCATGGCTTATGCAGATTATAAATTCTATACAGAATCATTCGGCAATGTCGTGCCAGAATCCGACTTTCCACGGCTGGCAGAAAGAGCCAGTGATTTTGTGGACACAATGACATTTGACAGGTTGGTGGATGGACTGCCAGAAAATGAACGCTCACAGAAGCGCATCAAAAAGGCGGTCTGTTCATTGGCTGAATTAATGTATCAGATTGAGCTTGCTGAAAAGAATGCTATCAATCAGGCATCGGCAAATGTAACCGACATAAATGTCGGGAACATCTCAACAGGCATTGTAACATCTGTATCTTCTGGCAGTGAATCCTTCTCTTACGCAACACCTCAACAGATTGGGGCGAGTGCAAAAGAATGGAGCGCGGTATATGCCGCCGCCGGAGATGCGCAGAAAACGAACGACTTACTCTTAAAGACGGCTTTGCCGCTTCTGATGGGAGTAAGGACGGATGATGGCATACCGATTTTATATGCAGGATTTCAAGGTTGATATCTTAGGCTCTGAATGGAGCGTGAAGTTCGGGAACAAGAAACAATATCCGAGTCTGACAAATGCAGATGGCTATACTGATTTATCAACACGGGAAATTGTGGTTGATGACATGGAGACATCGCAGGGACAGATTGGAGTAAAAGCAGACCTTAAAAGTTATCAGAAGCAGGTTATTAGGCACGAAATCATCCACGCATTTCTGATGGAATCTGGACTTGATTCTAATTCAAATAGTGCTGACAGCTGGGCTACAAACGAAGAAATGGTTGACTGGTTTGCTATTCAGTCACCAAAAATTTTTAAAGTATTCAATGAACTTAAATTGATGTGAGGTGATAATAATGGACATTACAACATTAGGCTCATGTATAGCAATCGTTATGATTTGCTACATCGTAGGAATGGGCTGTAAGGCATCAAAAAGAATCTCTGATGAATGGATTCCGGTGATCATGGCGGTTATTGGTGGGATTCTCGGAGCGGTCGGAATGGGCGTTATCCCAGATTTCCCGGCATCGGATTATATCACGGCAGTTGCAGTCGGTATGTTTAATGGATTGTCGGCCACTGGCGTGAATCAGGTTATTAAGCAAAGTATTATGAAAGAGTGATTTTATGGGTGGACGTGGTGGAAGCAGTGGATTAAACAACGAGAAGCCAGTTTCTAAGTTAATGTCAAAAGTATATTTCAACTCTGCAAAGAAAAGTGACGCACTCAGAGGAAGTGAAATTGTCAAGAAAGACAATAAACTCGAGAAGGTCATTAATTCAGAAAACACTAGCTATTTTAAGTCAATCAAGACAAAGAGTGAAGCAGTAAAGACAATGAATTATATAAATGACAGATTGAGTGAGAGTAAAAGGAAAATCGCAAAACTTGGAAGTGCAGAGGCGTTATTTAAAAATCAAAGACTTGCTATAGAACATCGAAAATTAGTCAATGCCAGTACAGCCATGAGAGATGAATTGCACAAATTTTCAAAGGCTTCTGAAAAAGGCGATACAAGTGCTTTGCACGATACAAGCCGTACTACCACCACTTATGACAGAGCCAGAAAGCGCAGAATGAAAAACTTTGATTCGTGGTTCTTTGGAAGTGGAAAGAAGTAATCTATGGCAAACCGAGAGACGAGTATAGCTTACGAAAATCTAAACCGCCGTATCTTTCCCGGCGTTGGTGAATACGGCATACCGCAGTTAGAACCGGAATTATTCGAGGGTAACTGTGAGTTTGTCGGATTCAATTACGCAAGAGGTAAATGCAGTAATCCAGAAGGGAAAGCGGTTCATTTCTTCCTGGATGATTACCAGTTTGACGCATTATGGAGGAATCCAGACAGATATGTTGATAAGCTGAGCCAATTCCGGTATGTTCTAACACCGGATTTTAGTACCTACACCGATTTCCCAAAAGCTATCCAGATTTATAATCATTATCGCAAACATTGGATTGGCGCATATCTGCAAGAATATGGTTGCAATGTAATTCCGGCAATCTCATGGAGTACGCCAGATTCTTACGATTGGTGTTTTGACGGTGAGCCAGAGGGCGGAACGGTTGCGGTAAGTTCGGTTGGATGCATGAACAGTTTAGGCAAAAAACGCCTATTCTTATCTGGCTATAATGCTATGATTGAACGATTGCATCCAGAAAGTATTATTTTCTACGGAAAAGTCCCGGAAGAGTGTAAGGGTAATATTGTTAGAATTAAGGCATTTTCTGACAAATTTAACGAGGTGAAGTGTAATGGGTGGTAGAGGCGGCACAAGCGGTTTCGGAAGTGGAAGTGTTGTCATACATAAGCAAGCCGAGCCAAACAAACAGGGCTATTCCTATTATATGACTGGAACAAGAAATGTAATATCGAACTGGGACGATGAGGGTAATTATCATGCCAAGGGAATCTCCAAGAAAGAGGATGTTAGACAACGCTTTGACAGCGTAGAAGAAGCCATTAAATACGCAAAGAAGAACAGATATAAATATTTAAAACTGTAAAAAGGAGGGTATCATGTATGAAAAAACAGTGACGATTTTCAATTATTACGAAAGCAAAACGACTGGAGATGCGTACTGGTATCCTCATGTTTTATCTGGCGTCGACCTCGTTACCGACAAAGGAGCAATCCTTAAAAAGTACGGGCCAGACGCAACAGACAACGCACAGTTGCACGTACGCTATACCGCCCAGAATGGCGATATAACAATTATTGACAAGGATGTCAAGATTCTCCCATGGGTACCGCCTAAGGAGTGGAAAAGACAGATTAACAACGCTCTGGAGGATACTATTACATTCTCAGATGAATCATTCTTCTGGGAGGGTGAGTGGACTGGTGGAACGGTATCTGATGGTGATTATCGGAATGGATTCTACCAGTACATGAATGAGAACAAGGACAACGTGTTTAAGATTACCAGTGTAGGCGGTCCGTATACGCTGATTCCACATTTTGAGATTCTGGGTAAGTAATATGAGTAAGATTCATCATTTCAAAGGATTCTCCATAGTCGATGGAGATATGAAAATCAAGCTGAATATGGACAGGTTTTCCAGACAGTATCAAGAAGCCCAGTATCTCCTTGACGGAATGGTTATGGACAGCATGGTTCCATTTATGCCAATGATTACCGGAAATTTTATCAATCGGACAAGAGTTGAGAGTACATCTTTGCAAGGAACTGGGAAAGTATGCGCGGCGGCGGCTCCTTATGGGCGTTTTCTGTACGAGGGGAAAGGAATGGTTGATGAAGCAACTGGAAGTCCCTACGCAAGACGTGGAGCAAAGAAAGTTCTTGTTAGTCAGTTTTCTGGTCAGACAGCCGCAAAGGAAAATCTTGAATACACCAAACAAATTCACCCACAGGCACAAGCAAAGTGGTTCGATGCCGCTAAACGACAATACGGCGACACATGGATTCGTAAAGTAAAAGCACAGGCAGGAGGTGGCAGACATGGCGGATAAACCTATCGGAAAAGATGCAACTGGATATGAGATTCTGACAGATGCCATGAAAGCACTTCTAAACCAGTATCCAGGGTTATACGAAAATGAAACAATCAAGTTTGAAGAACTCGGCAAAGAATCAGGAATTGCGTTCTCGGCAGACAACGGGGCGTTGATCTATTCAGAGAAAGAAGACGTTTGCGGAACGATGCATCAGGTATGTCAGTACCCATTTTACGTGGTATATCGTACAGCATCTGACAAAGAAAGGCAGAAACTATCTGTTCAGAAGTTCCTTGACAATCTCGGTAAATGGATATGCCGGGAACCAGTTATTATAAATGGCTCTGAGACGCGTTTAAATGTGTTTCCAGAGCTTTCACAGGGGCGAGTGATAAAACGTATCACACGTGACAACTCCTATGGTTTAGAACCGCAGGAGAGCGGCGTACAGGACTGGTTGTTACCATTGTCGGTGCGCTACGAAAATACTTACGAAGCAATATAACAAGTAACAACCGGCTATCAATTGGAGATAGTCGCTAACCTACACAGCCTTTTAAAGTTATAGGCAGAAAGGACATTTCTATGCCAGTTACAGGAAAAATTGACCGTAAATATATGGCTCATTATATCGACGCAGGCTCCCTCTGCGGAGGACTGACGCCGAAATATGAGCGTCTTGGAAAAGACCTGGAAGAGTACAATGTAGAACTCAATCCAGACACTGAAACATCTAAAAACATTCTTGGAGAATCCACATTTAAACATAACGGCTACGAAGTTTCTTCTGACGCTGATCCATTCTATGCAGACACTACTTCTGATCTGTTCACAGCATTGCAGAAGATCGTAGACAACAGATACAAAGACGATAATCTCAAAACAAAAGCAGTTGAGGTCCATCTCTGGACGGAAGCTACAGCAGGCAAGTATGAAGCATATCAGCAGGATTGCTACGTTGTGCCGACAAGCTACGGTGGTGATACATCCGGCTATCAGATTCCGTTTACCGTGAACTATGTTGGCGAACGTGTAAAAGGAAAATTTGACATCAGTTCCGGTACATTCACGGCTGACAGCGAATAAGCACATATACAAGGAGGGCACGCCAAATGGCAAAAGTAATTAATACAAAAATTGATGATGGAATTCTCATTTTCACATTCACAAATAACGAAGACGAAGTTTTTTCTTCTTTCAAACTGAACCCGACTGATATCAATGTAGCAGCACGTGCAGAGGAACTGACGGAATACTTTGAGCAGCTTAAAGATTCTATTCAGAAAGTCACTTCTGGTAAAGAAATGGCTGAATTCAATAAACAGATCGAAGACAAAATCAATTACCTGCTCGGATATGAAGCATCAAAAGACCTGTTTAAGGAGCCGATCACGGCAACTACCGTGTTCGGAAATGGTCAGGTATTTGCTTATATCGTTCTGGATAAGATCGCAGAAGCAATCGCACCGGAAATTGAAAAGAGAAAGAAAAAAATGCAGGAAGCGGTCAATAAGTACGTGGAGAAATATACAAAATGACCGCCTATGAGCTACCCACCTCACTGAACATAAGTGGGGTGGATTTTTCTATCAGAACGGATTTTCGAAAAATAATAGGCATATTAATCGCTCTTGGAAATCCGAATTTTAGCAATGAAGCGAAAGCAATAATTGCTGTTCAGATAATGTACGAAAAATGGTGGGAGATACCAGAAGAAAATTTAAACGAAGCTCTTCAAAAAGCTTATGAGTTTATCGACTGTGGACAGTCGGACGATAATCCAAACCGCCCCAAGCCCCGATTAATGGACTGGGAACAGGATGGAGATATGATTATTCCGGCGGTAAACAAAGTTGCCGGCAAAGAAGTCAGAGCCGTACCGTATATGCACTGGTGGACGTTCTTCGGATATTTCATGGAATCCGGTGAATGCCTGTTCAATACAGTTGTTGGAATCCGGTCAAAAAAGGCAAAAGGCGAACGCCTGGATAAATGGGAAAAGAAATTCTATCAGGAAAATAAGAATATTATTGACATAAAAACACGTCTCAGCGATGAAGAGCAAGCTTATAAAGATAAGCTGAATGAGATGTTGGACCTCAAATAGTTAGGAGGTGGACACATGGCTGCTGATGGCTCAGTCATTATTGATACCAGAATGGACACATCAGGCGTGCAAAACGGCGTATCAGCAATCAGGCAGTCTTTTAACGGACTTGGCAGCGTAGTAAAAAAAATAGGCGTACTGATCGGCGGAGCATTTGCGATTGGAAAACTGACGCAGTTCGGTAAGGAATGCGTAGAACTCGGCTCTAACCTTGCCGAAGTGCAGAACGTGGTCGATGTTACATTCACAACCATGTCGGACAAGGTAAACGAATTTGCAAAGAATGCTATGACCTCTGCCGGACTGTCAGAAACCATGGCAAAACAGTATGTCGGAACGTTCGGAGCAATGTCTAAGTCGTTCGGTTTCTCCGAAGCACAGGCTTACGACATGTCAACAGCTCTGACACAGCTGACTGGTGACGTAGCATCATTTTACAACATCAGTCAGGACTTAGCCTATATCAAACTGAAATCAGTGTTTACAGGTGAAACGGAAACACTCAAGGACCTCGGCGTGGTAATGACTCAGTCGGCACTTGACCAGTACGCACTTGCAAACGGCTACGGCAAAACCACATCTGAAATGACAGAACAGGAGAAAGTGGCTCTTCGTTTGGCTTTTGTGCAGAAACAGCTATCTGCCGCATCTGGTGATTTCATTCGAACATCTGACTCATGGGCGAACCAAGTGCGAGTGATGCAGCTGCAGTTACAATCTCTCAAGGCAACAGTCGGACAGGGATTAATCAATCTCTTCACTCCTGTTCTGAAAGTTATTAATATCTTGCTCGGTAAGTTAGCAACTCTGGCAAATGCCTTCAAGTCATTTACGGAGTTAATCACCGGAAAGAAATCATCTGGCCAGACAGGCGCGAGTGGCGCAGGTCTTGCCGGGACAGATGCAATGGCTGATACGGCAGACCAATATGGAAATGCTGCCGACAATGCCGAAAAGTTGGCAGATGCAACAAATGATACAGCGGACGCAACCAAGAAAGCTACTAAGGCGGCAAAAGGATATCTTAGTCCTCTCGACGAAATAAATAATTACTCAACGGATAAAAGTGCGGATTCATCTTCAAAAGTACCGGGTACAACCGGCGGACTTGCAGATCAGATGAAAGATGCTGTACAAAATGTTGATTATGGAAAATTGGCAGAGGGTGAGACAGTTCTTGATAAAATGTCAAAACCGCTAAAAAAGATAATCGACAGATTTAAACAGTTGGCTAAGTTAATCGCAAAAGGATTCTGGGATGGGTTAGGAGATTACGAGCCAATTTTTGACGGAATAAAAAAGGATCTCGATTCCATATGGAAATCTTTAAAGGATATCTTTACTGATTCAGGAGTTACTAAAGCAGCAAATAATTTTCTTGATTCATTTGCATATGCAATTGGACAAGTTGCCGGTTCATTTGCCAGAATTGGATTGACAATTGCGCAAAACATTATAGGCGGAATTGAAAAGTTTTTAAAGCAGAACACGCAAAGAATAAAGAACTATCTGATAGATATGTTCAATATCGGCTCTGAAATTGCACAAATAGGTGGAAATCTTGCAGTTGCTTTCGCTGATGTTTTCTCAGTTTTCGGTGGAGAAACTGCGCAACAGATCACAGCAGATTTAATCGGAATCTTTGCTGAAATCGGAATGGTTCTTACAGAAACGGCTGCAAAACTTGGTAGAGATATCCTGAACATGATTGCACAGCCTTTTATCGACAATAAGGATATTTTAAAGTCAGCAATCGAGGGTAGTCTCGGAGTAATAGAAACTGTAACAAGTGGGGTCTTAACAGTTGTTCAAAACCTTAGCGACGCAATATCAAGGTTATACGATGAACACGTAAAGCCGCTCTTTGATTCTATAGCAAATGGACTATCAAGCATATTTGGAACTCTGATAACTGGATATAACACGTACGTTCTTCCTGTTTTGCAAGGACTGGCAGAACAGTTCAAAGGGCTATTAGAGGGACCGTTAGGGGATGCGATTTTAAAGATAGAAACATTCCTCGGAAAACTCATTGATTCTCTGAAACTTCTGTGGGAGTCAGTGTTAGTGCCTTTGATTAACTGGATAATCGCGAATTTGCTTCCGGTCGTGGCAGAAATAATTAACGTTGTAGGCACCGTAGCAATAAAAGTTATGAAATCATTAATTAAAATAATTGGTGATGTAGCAGACACTCTGAGCGGAATCATTGATTTCCTTGTAGGCGTTTTCACAGGAGACTGGGAACTGGCTTGGCAGGGAATAAAAGAGATTGCGGATGGAGCATGGAGTTTTATCAAAGATGTTGTGTCAGGTGCGTGGGAGATAATTAAAACCGTAACAAAAGGCGCGTTGAGTATAATAAAGAGCATCATCAGCACTGCTTGGAATGCGATTAAAGCATTGACTTCAACAATCTGGAACGCAATCAAAAAGACACTTTCTGGCCTTTGGAACTCTCTTAAATCCACAGCCAGCACAGTATTTAATGCAATTAAAACTAAAGTTGTAGGCGTATGGGACAGCGTAAAGAACAAGACATCCCGAACATGGGAAAGCGTAGCTACGTTCGTATCTAATAAAGTAGAAGCGATAAAAAATGCTATCACTAATAAGTTTAATGCCGCCAGAGATGCAGTCAAATCTGCATTTGAAGGTATTGTTAATTTCATTAAAGCTCCGATTAATCAGGCAATCAGCATTGTTAATAATGCAGTTGGGATGATTAATAATGCAATTGGTGGAATTGAATCTGCATTTTCCTTTGGGCCTTGGACTGTTCCAACACCGTTTGGTTCAAAGACTATTGGATTTCATGCAACATTTCCACGTATCGGAACTATCCCATATCTGGCCAGTGGCGCAGTTATTCCACCACGAAGCGAATTCCTTGCGGTATTAGGTGACCAGAAGAAAGGAAATAACCTGGAAGCACCGGAAAGCCTATTACGGCAGATCGTCCGGGAAGAGTCAGGAAAAGGACAGGGAGACGGAAATACCTACAATGTTACAGTTAATGCATCTGGCAGAAAACTGTTAGATATTATTATCAGTGAAGCTGAAATGAGAAGAAACCGGAATGGGAAGAACCCATTTGAGTTAGCGTAAGGAGAAGAATATGCCGCAGGAACAATTTAAAATAGACAACGTTGTTATAAGAGCACCGGATAGTTACAAACCGGTGTTCGCAACCACTTCTACGGAAGACTCTAAAAGAAGTCAGGATTTGATTATGCACAATACACCAATGGGAACAATTGGCGGGTATGACATGCAATGGGGCGAGCTTACATGGGCTGAAATAGCAACCATACTAAATACTGTACTTAACAAAAGTCAATTTACATTCCACCACAAAGACCCAACTGTTCCGGGAAGATGGATAGACAGAACATTCTACGCATCAAATTTTAATATGGCTGCGCAAACTTTGAAAGACGGGGAAGAAAAGTGGACGGATTTGTCTATTAATGTAAGGAGGATTGAGCCGATTTGATAAATGTATCTACTCAGTTGAAGAAAGAATCTCTTACAAACAGAAATTATTACGTGACAGCAAATGTTACATTGTCAAATGGTACAACTCTTAAGCTAGGCAAAAAAGACTTTTATCTGTCTGGAAATAGTCTCGTAGATTCAGCAGACTCTGGGGACTTCCCGGTGGGTGTAGCAATAGAAAAAACGGCAAGTTTATCATTGGTAAATGATGACGGGCGCTTTGACGGATATAATTTTAACGCCGCAAGGTTTGTTATCTTTCTCAATGTGCAGTTATCCGACAGGATAGAAGCTATAAAGAGAGGTACTTACATTGTGTCGAAAAAGCCTGCAACGGCGAGCGAAATAAGTCTTTCTCTCTTAGATAAAATGCACAATGCTGATAAGACATATGATTCTAACCTGTCTTTTCCTTGTACAGTCAAGGAACTGCTCTCAGAATGCTGCCAGCAATGTGGAATCACTCTTGGAGATGCAATGTTTCCAAATGCGGACTTTCAGATTCGGAAAGCGCCATCTAATGCGACATACCGTACAGTAATCGGAATGTGTGCCGGGATAGCCGGTGGAAATGCAAGAATCGACGAAAATGACTTACTCAGGATTATTACGTTTGATAAGACATTTACCAATACGACTATTTACGATGGTGGAGCAGTAAAGAACTGGACAAATGGTGATGATCTGGATGGCGGCACGCTTAATCCATGGACAATGGGGACTGTGATTGATGGTGGTACGTTAAGCAATAACGATTATCACGCGTTATTTTCAATTCAGAATCTACAATATGACGTAGACGATGTTATTGTAACAGGTGTCAAATATGTAGAAGATGAGACCGAATATATGTCAGGTCAGGACGGCTATGTGATTACTATTGACAATCAGCTATTGTCGGGCAATGCACAGGCAGGAGTCGAAGCTATTGGAAATCAATTAATCGGTTTGCGAATGCGTCCTTTCTCATGTGACGGAATTGCCAACGGATACGCCACTTTTGGCGATCCAGTTGAATTTATTGATACAAAGAATCGTGTCTTTAGATCGTTTGTGACAGATATAGAGTTCGTGTTCGGCGGTTCAACATCATGGAGTTGTAGCGCAAAGAGTGCTGAAGAAGATGCAAGCGAGTTTATTGGTGATCAGCAAACAGCGGTAGAGCAGTCAAAAAAAGATATAGAAAAGAAACTATCTGCCTATGACGTAAAGCTCAAACAAATGAACGAGCTTGCAGCAAACACGCTAGGTTTCTTCTATACAGAGGAAATACAAGAAGATGATTCCGTAATTACGTACCGGCATGATAAACCTACACTTGCTGATTCTAAAGTAATTTATAAGACAGGTGTCGATGGATTCTTTTTGTCAGTAGATGGGGGTCAGACATGGAAAGCCGGCTTTGATAGTAATGGAGATGCCGTTCTGAATATTCTCTATGCCATCGGTATTCAATCAGAATGGATTAACACGAGAGGTTTTACAGCAAAAGACAATAATGGGAATACGACATTAAGAATAGATGCCAACACAGGCGCTGTCACATTAGAGGTTGAAAACTTTACACTGAAAAGTAGAACTATTGAACAGATTGCCAAGGACGTTGTGGATGGGTCAGTTCGTAATGTGACTATCCCGAACTATTATGGCACGTATACACCAACATTGCAGAATTATCCGGCATCTGAGTGGAAAAGTGAAGAATATGAAAAGCATGACGGCTCGATATTCATGAACTTCTCTACAAGCCAGGTATATATGTTTTCTGGGACTGATGGCACTTGGCGGGAACTGGACGCTGAAAAAATTGTCAATTTTGAAAGAGTTTTTAACGCTTTAACGGATAACGGTAAGCAAGAGGGAATTTATATGCAGAACGGACATCTGTATATAAATGCTTCCTATATTAAGTCCGGCAAGATTTCAGCTGATTTAATTAGCTTGAAAAACATTAATGTTACAAACAATTCTGGAACATCAACATTTGCGATTGATAACTACGGAAATGTTACGCTCAGACCTGATACATTTGTATTAACAAATGGTGATACAATATATAGTGTTGCGGAAGACAAAGCTTCGACAGCGCTATCAAGTGCAAACAGCTATACAGATAAAGCGCTCAGTGATCTCGACATAGGAAAAATGTCCAAGCAAGAGATTATTAATGTGCTAAGCGATAACAGCAGCAATAAAGGCCTGTATCTATCAAATGGCAATGTGTACATGAATGCCGATTATATTAACACAGGTGAATTAGCAGGATGGGAAGTTGGACATAAAAAGCTTTCAGCAAGTGGCACGTATGGAGAAGTAATACTAGACGCTTCATCTGGAGAGATTTATTCAGAGACGAATACAGGAGTATATGTACCGGGGTACGGGACACTGTACGGAACACGAATCAGAGGAATTAATCTTTATACAGGAACTGTACACGCAAGCTCAGCCTCGTTTAATACTAGCGTTTCGGCGAGCAGCATTTCAGCGAGCAGTGTTTCAGCATCAGGAAAAGTTAAAGCAGGCACACACGTAGAAGCCAGTGGTCATTTCTATAGCATCGGTACGGGGACAGACCTTGCAGATGCTTCTATCAGAGGGAAGCTGAAAGTAAACGGGACAAAATCAAGATCAGTTTCGACGGTAGACTATGATGAACAGCTCTTTTACTGCTATGAAATGCCAACCCCATTCTTTGGAGATATCGGTGAATCTGTAATATCGGATGACGGGACTTGCATGATTGACATAGATGATATCTTTCAGGAATCTGCAAATGTCGGCATTAAATATTATGTGTTCTTGCAAAGAGAAGGAGAGGGCAACTGCTGGATAGCTGAGAAAGAGCAAAATTATTTTATCGTAAAAGGAACTCCGGGACTTAAATTTTCGTTCGAAATCAAAGCAAGACAAGCTGAATATGAGCATATGCGATTTACCGATCCGGGAGATACGGCTTATACAGACGCAAGAGATATAGAAATCCCGGAACCAAATTATGAGTCAGAAGAAGCAGAGGTCTCGGAACCAGATTATGAATCAGAGCTTATTAACGACAGATTAAACATTATCAATCAAATGGAGGTAATATCATGAAGAAGATTTTAACAAGTTTTATGAATCTTAGCACTGGAGAAGGAAGTCGAATTGCTTATACCTATTCAGAAGTAGACGAAAACACAGGAAGTATCATTAGCCAGAACAATAAGGGCAATTTCCTTGTAATGGATGACAATGTGCAAAAAAATCTTGATTCCGTAAAGGATTACATAAAAAATAATTTCCTTTCATAAGGAGGTAAGTCTAATATGGCCGATAC